AGATGTACCTGGATGAGATCAAGGCCGAGGCGCTGGCCCTGGGGATCGAATACGCCATGGTGCTGGTCGATACCCACGCCAGCTATTTCACGGGCGACGACGAAGACTCGAACGTGCAGGCGCGCGACGCCGCGATGGATCTGCGCGAGCTGACGGAACTGCAGGGCAAGCCGGCGGTGATAGCCAACTGCCACCCGACCAAGAACGCCACGCACGAGAGTCTGTTGCCGAGAGGCGGCGGGGCATTCCTCAATGAGATCGACACCAACCTGACCGTATGGGCCGAGGGCGAGACGGCGGTCTTCCACTGGCAGCGCAAGAAGCGCGGGCCGGACTTCGACCCGATGCCGTTCGAATTCCACGGCACGAACATCGACGAGGCCGGCGTCTCGGTGCCGACGGTGGTGGCCTGGCCGATCTCGGAGGAGCGCGAACAGGAATTGAAGCGTGCCCGGCGCCAGGCGCAGAACCGTGTCATCCGGGCGATGTATGACAGGCCGGACGGCACGTTCCGGCAATGGGCGGCGGATTGCGGCTGGAAGCCCAGCAGCAGCCTGTCGAAGATGAAACGCATCATGGAGAAACTGATAGAGGCCGGCATCGTGGAGTGGAACCGCGGAGATTACGCGCTGACGGCCAAGGGAAAGAAGGAAGCGAGCACGATCACTTAGAAACCGGATTTTGCGGTCTCGCCGACCATTGCCCACGCCCTGCGGGTTGAGCCCGCGGCCAAGTGCGGAAGGGATTGCTGCCCGAAACCAAGGGCGGATGTAAAGCGGCGACGCCGGGCGCTTGAAGGCGCTGACTCAGGATCAGTTCCGGTGGAACACAGGGCGGAACAAAGCGGAACAAAAGCCGCCGCGTTCCGGTGTTGAACGACGATTGCAAGGAGCAAGGATGACTTACGCCTGTAAGTTCCACTCTGTTCCAGCTTGTTCCACCTGAGCGGAACAGCATGGAACGCGGAACAGGATCGAAGGTTTTGCCAACGCTGCCGGCTTTTTTTCGCCCTGGCGGCCAGGCTTTGACTTCCGTCTCCCCTGATCCCCACACACCCCCCCCTAAAGGGGGGTGTGTGATGGGGAGTCATCAAGGGGTTGAGGCTGGCGGGGAATCTGTCAAAGCCTGCGGGTCGGCGGACGTGAAGCGGATGAGGGAAGACTTCGCCCTGATCGTCGCCGACCGAAAGGCGGAGCGGGGCTGGTCGGATGCCGACGCCGATGAGCTGGGCAGCTACATCTCCGCCGCCAAGTCTGACCCGCAAGCCATGGCCGACTGGGCAACCTACCTCGCCACCGAAGCCGCCGTCATCCGCCGCCGAGGCGATCCCTGCCGCGCCGCCGAGGAACGCATCCGCACCGAGCGCGCGGCGGAGCGTGAAAGGGAGGCGGCATGATGGCGGCGCTGGCTTCCTGGATGTATGCCGATCCGGCCGAAGTGATGGAAAAGCTGGAGGAGCTGCGGCAGCGTGAGAAGGAATTCAATGAGCGGGAACGTCGGCGCAAGGCGCGGCGCATCAGGAAGCTGACGAAGCTGGCCAAGGCCAGGGAACTGAGGGGGCAACGATGATGACGAAGGCGGAATTCGACGCGATGGATCTCCGGCTGAAGTTGTGGGGTGTCTGGTGCCGCGCTGGCTGCAGAGACCCGGCCTTGTGGGAATCCGACGGCCGCAACGGCGCCGGCCTGACGCGAGACCAGGTCGAGGATGCATGGCGCATGCAGTGCATGGTGATGCGACTGCCCATCGAGCTGCGCATCGTGTGTCAGGTGCAGTACGTCTGCCGGCCGGAAGAGGAAAAAACCGGGCAGGGCGAGGGCCGCGTTGCAGAGGCGAATCGACGCATTAGATCGGCAGGCGTGCACCGCAGGTTGAGTGCCGACGACTACCGGGCAGTGCGCGAAAGGGCCGTCAGCAACCTCATCAACGCAGACCGCTTGACAGCCGTATTGAAATCTGTATCATGCAAGCCCAATGGGCCTCGGACACGTGCGCCCAAAATTCAAGGCCTGGCTGCATAGCCGGGCCTTTTCATTTGCAGCGCCACCTCTCCTCCGAGGTTAATTGCCCGGTTTCCTCCGGGCTTTTTTATTCCGATGTCAGAGCGGGCAAGCGCAGCGCAGCGTGGGTACAACTCACGCTGGCAGAAGGCGCGCGCCACGTACCTGCGCGAGCATCCGTTGTGCGCCGATCACCTTGCTCGCGGCGCGGTGGTTCAGGCCGAGGTGGTTGACCACATCGTCCCGCACCGCGGAGACCAGGCGCTCTTCTGGGACAGCAAGAACTGGCAGGCGCTGTGCAAGCGCTGCCACGACAGCCACAAGCAGCGCATGGAGAAGTCCGGCGTCGCGGTTGGCTGCGACCTGGGGGGCATGCCGATCGACCCGCGCCACCACTGGCGCCGAGGGGGAGGGGGGTGAAAATCTCTACAGCTAAACCACCCCAGACCGATCGCTGCCGTTTCTTCGCAAAGCCGCAGTTGGGATAGGGGTGGGGGTCTGACAGGATATGGCTAATCCACCGAAACCAACAGCGCTCAAGGTCATTGAGGGGAACCGCGGAAAGCGGAAACTCAACAAGGGCGAGCCAGATCCGGACTACCTCGAGGACCTGACACCTCCGGACTGGATGCCGGAAGGGGCGAAGCTCGTCTGGAATGAGTTGGTGCCGCATCTTCGGAAAGCGCGTCTGCTCTCTAAAGTCGATGTACCGATGCTGTCGAAAGGATGCGTGGCGATCGCACAGTATCGCCGCGCGACCACCATGCTCGGAGAAGACCTGGTACTGGCCGAGCAGACTGGCAGTGAAGAATCTTCGCGCCGCGCCGCGCAGATCAATCAGTGGCTGGTGGCGCAGTCGATGGCATTCAAGCAGGCGATGGCGGTCTTCCAACAGTTCGGCATGTCGCCGGCGGCGCGTACGCGCATCATGATCAATCCGCAGGGCGATCTGTTCGATGTCGGCAAACAAGGCGCGGGTCAAGGCTTCTTCTCGTGACCCTGTCACAACCTACGCGCGCCAGGTAGCCTCCGGCAAGATCGTCGCCGGCCCGCATGTGCGTGCGGCGTGCCAGCGACACCTGAAGGATCTGGAACAAGCCCCCGAGCGGGGCTTTTTTTTCGACCTGGCGGCGGTCAAACGCACCATCGAGTACTTCCGCCTGGTGCTCCGCCTTAATGGCGGCGAGTACGAGGGGCGGGCTTATGCTCTGCTCGGCTGGCAGGCCTTCATCGTCGGCAGTCTGTTCGGCTGGAAGGCGGCCGACGGCCACCGGCGCTTCCGTGTGGCCTATGTCGAGACCGGCAAGGGCAGCGGCAAGTCGCCGCTGGCGGCCGGCATCGGGCTGTATGGTCTGACGGCGGACGGCGAGCCGCGCGCGGAGATCTACGCGGCGGCGACGAAGAAGGATCAGGCCATGATCCTCTTCCGCGACGCCGTCGCCATGCGCGACCTGTCGCCGGACCTGGCCTCGGTGCTCACGAAGTCCGGCGTCGGCGAGAACGCCTGGAACCTGGCCTACGCCAAGAACGGCAGTTTCTTCCGGCCGATCTCGGCGGACGACGGGCAGAGCGGCCCGCGGCCGCACATCTCGCTGCTCGACGAAGTGCATGAGCACCGCAACGGCTACGTCGTCGAGATGCTCAAGGCCGGCCAGAAAAGCCGCCGGCAGCCGCTCATGTTCATGATCACGAACAGCGGCACCAGCAAACAGTCGGTGTGCTGGGAGTACCACGATTATGGCGCGAAGGTCGCCGCCGGACAGATCGCGGACGACAGCTTCTTCGCCTACATCTGCGCCCTGGACGACGCCGACGACCCGTTCAAGAACGAGCGCTGCTGGGCCAAGGCCAACCCCTCCATCGCCCACGGACTGCCAAGCCAGAAATACCTGCGCGAGCAGGTGCTGCAGGCGCGCGGCATGCCGGCGAAGGAATCGGTGGTGCGCCGCCTCAACTTCTGCCAGTGGGTCGAAGCCGAATCGCCCTGGATCGGTGCTGAGGTCTGGTTCGGCTGCTCACCCGAGCCGGATGTCCAGACGCCTGTACTGCATGGCCGTCGCTGCTGGGGCGGGCTCGATCTCTCGAGCACGCAGGATCTGACCGCCTTCGCGCTGCTCTTCGAGCCGGCGGAAGACGACCCGCACTGGCGGCTCAAGGTCTGGTTCTGGCTGCCCGGCGACGGGCTGCACGACAAGGCAGACCGCGATCGCGTGCCCTACATCGCCTGGCGCGACGCCGGGCACCTCGAGGCGCTGCCCGGCCGAGCCATCAACAAGCTCGCTGTGCTGCACCGGCTGGCCGAGCTGGCCAGCCAGTACGAAATGCAGGAAATCGCTTACGACCGCTGGCGCATCGAAGACTTCCAGGCCCTCATCGCCCAGGAAGGCGTGAGCCTGCCGCCCATGGCGCCCTTCGGCCAGGGCTTCAAGGACATGGCGCCGGCGGTCGACGAATTCGAACGCCACCTGCTCGGACGCACGCTGCGGCACGACGGCAACCCGGTGCTCACCTGGTGCGCCGCCAACGCCGTAGTCATGACCGACCCGGCCGGCAACAGGAAGATTGCCAAGGAGCGCGCCATCGGCCGCGTCGATGGCGTGGTGGCCGCCGTGATGGCGGCAGGGCGGGCAATGGCTGGTCGGCCCGATGAAGAATCCGTCGGTTTGGAGGTCTGGTGAAAATATTCGGATTCAACATCACGCGGGATGATCGAAAGTCCTCTGGCAGCAGTCCGGAGGAGATCCGCAACCTGCTCGCCGGACTGCAGGGCGGGTCGAAGGCCGGCGTAGCCGTAAACTGGAAGACCGCTTTACAAGTCACCACCGCGCTGGCCTGCGCCAGGGTGATTGCCGAAGGCCTCGCCCAGGTTCCGTTCAAACTGTTCCGGGAACAACCGAACGGCGGGCGCAAGGTCGAATCATCGAATCGCCTGCATCAGCTGCTCTCCGTCAAGCCGAACGATTGGCAGACCAGCTTCGAGTTCCGCGAAATGCTTGCGCTGCACCTGGTCTTTTGCGGCGGCGGTTATGTTTTTGCCCCTCGCTTCCGCGGCGAGATCCTCGAGCTGCTGCCTTACACCCCGCAGCAGGTCACCGTCAAGCGCGACGGATGGAATGTCGGCTACGAAATCACCACCGCCGACGGCACGCGCGTGCCGATTCCGGCCGACCAGATGTGGCATCTGCGCGGCCCGAGCTGGGACGGCGTCATCGGCCTCGATGCGGTGAAACTCGTGCGCGAAGCCCTCGGTCTCGCGCTCGCCACGGAAGAACACAGCGCCCGCATGTTCAGCAACGGCGCCACGGTCGGCGGCATCCTCACCACCGATGCCACCCTCAAGGAAGACCAGGTCAAGCTGCTGCGCGAGAGCTGGGAAAGCACCCAGGGCGGCGTCGTCAACGCCTTCAAGACCGCCATCCTCTGGGGCGGTCTCAAGTGGCTGCCGCGCGCCCAGCAGAACGACCACGCACAGCTCATTGAATCGCGCCGCTTCCAGGTCGAGGAACTGTGCCGCGCCTTCCGCGTCATGCCGATCATGGTCGGCTACTCGGACAAGGCCGCCACCTACGCCAGCGCCGAACAGATGTTCCTGGCGCACGTCGTGCACACCCTCGGTCCCTGGTATGCCCGCATCGAGCAGTCGGCGGACGCATTCCTGCTCACCCAGTCCGAGCGCGATGACGGCCTGTACTTCAAGTTCATTACAGCCGGTCTTATGCGCGGCGCCCACAAGGACCGCGCCGAATACTTCAAGGCCGCCCTGGGTGCCGGCGGCTCGCCCGCCTGGATGACACAGGACGAAGTGCGCGGCCTGGAAGAACTCAACCCGCAGGGCGGCGCTGCGGCGCAGCTGCGCGAACCCTTGAATGCTGCGCCAGCTTCTGCCGGCGCCGCCGATACGCAACCGCAAGGAGACTGACATGAAGCTGCAGCACATGCTCTGCCGGTTCAACGACATCAAGCTCGCTCCGTCCGAGAGCAGCACCATGGACTTCGAAGGTTACGGCGCCGTCTTCGGCAATGTCGACGCCTACGGCGACGTCATCGAACCGGGGGCTTTTGCGAACTACCTCGCGGATGCCCAGAGCGGCAAACAGCCATGGCCCGCCATGCTGCTGCAGCACGGCGGCTGGGGCCTCACGGCCGAGGACATGATGCCTGCCGGCATCTGGACCGACCTGGCCGAGGACGGCAAGGGGCTGAAATCCGCCGGCACGCTGGCCGACATACCCAAGTCGCGCGACGCCTACACGCTCATGAAGATGCAGCCGCGGCCCGCCATCGACGGCCTGTCGATCGGCTATTACGCCCGCGAATGGAGCGAACGCAGCAAACCCGAAGATCCGCGCCGGCGCATCAAGCGGATCGACCTGGTTGAAATCAGCCTCGTCACATTTCCCGCCAACGGAAAGGCGCGCGTGTCCGGCGTCAAATCCATCGGCGAAACAGAACGCGAAATCGAAAGCTGGCTCATGCGGGACGCTGGGTTCAGCCGCCGTGAAGCGCGTATTGCCATCAACCAGGGATTCAAGACCCTCCTCGGCATGCAGGACGCTGCCGGCGAGATGGATGAACTGGCGAAGCTCATCAGCAGGAACATCGCAACCCTCTCAAACTGAACAAGGAGCAAACCATGCGAAACATCATGAATCCCAAGCTGGCCGTGCTGGCGCTGATCGCGCTCGCGGTCGTGTCCGCCCTCGTCGGCCATCCCATTGTTTCCGCCGAATCCATGATCGGCCTCGGCCTGGTGCCGCTGGCGCTTGGCGAAATCGATGTCAAGGGCCTCACCGAGCTGCTCGAGAAACAGGGCCGCGCCTTCGAGGAGTTCAAGAACGCCAACGATGCGCGCCTGAAGGCCATCGAGCAAAAAGGCTATGCCCCGGCTGATGTTGTCGAGAAGGTCGACAAGCTCAATGCCGAGATGAAGAAGATCGACGGCGATCTGATCGAATTGGCCAAGAAGGCGCACCGTCCGCCGGCCGGCGACGACAAACTCACCGAAGAGCAGGCCGAATACAAGGAAGCGCTCAACACCTACCTGCGCAAGGGCATCGACACCGGCCTGGGCGAGCTGCAGCGCAAGGCCATGAACTCCGCCAGCGACCCGGACGGCGGCTACCTGGTCCTGCCCGAAATGGATCGCGTCATCGATCGCGTTGCGCCGACCGTCAGCGCCCTTTTCCGGCTCGCCAACGTCGTCACCATCGGCTCGGCGAAGTGGGAAAAGATGGTCAAGACCTCCGGCATGGCCGCGCGCCGCGTTGCCGACGGCTCCACCGGCGGCGAGTCCACCAACCCGAAGTACGCCAAGATCGCCATCGACGCGCACACCGCCGAGGCCGAGCCGCGCGTCTACAACGAGACGCTCGAGGATGCCGCGGTTGACCTCGCCATGGATCTGGCAGAAGAAGCCGGCATCGCCTTCGCCGAACTGGGCGGCAGCGAGTTCATTACCGGCGCCGGTGTTGCGGGCGCGCGCGGCATCACCGCCTACTCCAACGTCGCCAATGCCTCCTACGCCTGGGGTTCCGTCGGCTACATCGTTTCCGGGAAATCGGCGGCCTTCGCCTCGGTCGCACCGGCCGACAAGATCGTCAGACTGCAGCACGCGCTGAAGTCGCAATACCGCCCGGGCGCCGCCTGGCTGTGCAACGACACCACCCTCGGCGTCATGCGCCAGATGAAGGACGGTTCCGGCAGCTACTACCTGTGGCAACCGGATCCCGCCGCAGCCTTCGGCGGCCGCTTCCTCGGCAGCCCGGTCGAGATCGACGACAACATGCCGGACATCGGCGCCGGCGCCTACGCCCTGGCCTACGGCAACTTCAAGCGCGGCTACACCATCGTCAACCGTGCCGGCACCAGCCTGATCCGCGACAACATCACGGTGAAGGGCCAGACGCTGTTCAACTTCCGCCGCCGTTTCGGCGGCGGCATCACGAACTTCGAAGCCATCAAGCTGATGAAGTTCGCGACCAGCTGAGCGGCTGCTTCGCAAAGGCAGGACCGAGGCCCGCCGGGGCGACCCGGCGGGCTTTTCTTTGACCGCAGCATTGTGCCGACCAAACCTGCTCGGCAACGAAAGGAACCGCAACCATGAACGACCTGCACAACAACATCCGCGCCAAGCGCGTCATCGCGCCCATCGCCATCGGCGCCAACGCCACCAAGTCCGGCAAGGTCATCGACCGCCAGGGCTACGGCGGCGTCGAGTTCGTCGCCAGCTACGGCGCCGTCACCACCACCGGCACCATCGTCACTCTGGTGGTGAAGGAGGGCGATGTCACCGGCACCCTGACCAGCGTCGCCGACGCCGACCTGCTCGGCACCGAAGTCCTGGCCAGCCTGCCGGTCCAGGCCACCGCCCGCACCTCCGAGGTCGGCAAGAACGTCACCAAGCGCATCGGCTACAATGGCAAGAAGCGCTACGTCACGGTCGACGCCATCAGCACCGGCACCACCTCGGTCGGCTGCGTCTCGGTGGAAGCCGTTCTGCACAGCCCCGGCAACGCGCCGACGGCCAACCCGTAATACCTGCTGCACAAGGAAACAGGCCGGGTGCTCACCCATCCGGCGCCGTGAAACTCGGCACCCATCCACTTCCTGGTGAGAGGAAAGAACATGCAAGAAGGAGAGCGGCAGGTTGCCCCTGCGCTTGACGGCATCCGGCGCGACCACGTCGCGCGCTACGAATTCGCGGCCCGGCGCATCGTCCCCGGCGCCCGGGTCATCGACTTCGCCTGCGGCATTGGCTACGGCGCCGGCATCCTGGCCGCCGCCGGGCATTCCGTGCGCGGCTACGACATCGCGCCCGAGGCCCTCGAGTACGGACGTCTGCACTACGACCACCCCCGCGCCGAGCTGATCCTGGCCGATGGTGCCGCCCCCGGCCACCTGGGCGAGGCCGACGCCGCCGTCTGCTTCGAGACCCTCGAGCACATCGAGGATCCGCGCCCGCTGCTCAAGGCGCTGCGCCAGGCCGCGCCGATGCTCATCGCCAGCGTGCCGAACGAAGCCGTCATGCCGTGGTCGCCGGCGCCGGGCGTCGTGACCGCCTTTCATCACCGCCACTACACGCGGCGCGAGTTCAACGCCCTGCTCGAGGAGTGCGGCTGGGTGGTGACGGAATGGCACGGCCAGGCCGGGCCGGAGTCCGAAGTCGAGCCCGGCCAGGGCGGGCGCACCCTGGTCGCCGTGGCGCACCGCGAGGCCCTGTCCGGGGACAAGGCGCCCGACGAGAAGCACATCGCCATCCTCGGCCTCGGCCCGAGCCTGGACCAGTACCTGGAGATCACCAAGCGGGTTGGCGGCCGCAGCAAATTCTGCGACGAAGTGTGGGCCATCAACGCCCTCGGCGACATATTCGACTGCGACCTGATCTTCCACATGGACGACATCAGGATCCAGGAGATCCGCGCCGCCGCGCGGCCGGACTCGAACATCGCCGCCATGGTGAAGTGGCTCAAGGCCGCCAAGGCGCCGGTGGTCACCAGCCGCCCGCATGACGACTACCCGGCGCTGAAGGCCTTCCCGCTGGAAGACGTGCTCAACCACTTCGGGCACGACTACTTCAACAGCACGGCGGCCTATGCCATCGCCTTCGCCATCCATGTGGGGGCGACGAAGATCAGCCTGTTCGGCATGGACTTCACCTACCCGAACGCGCACGACGCCGAGAAGGGCCGCGGCTGCGTCGAATTCTGGCTCGGCCAGGCCCATGCCCGCGGCGTGAAGATCAGCCTGCCGAAGACCACGACGCTGATGGACGCCATGCACACGCGGGCGCAGCGGCTGTACGGCTACGACACGCTGGATGTCCGCTTCAACCTGCAGGAAGACGGCTCGGTGAAGCTCGACTTCGCCCCGCTCGCCGCCCTGCCCACGGCCGACGAGATCGAGGCGCGCTACGACCACAGCGCGCACCCGAATGCCATCGTTGAAAAGGAGCAACCATGAAACGCTACGAAATCCTGCAGGACTTCAAGGGCAGCCAGACGGGCGGCGTGACGGAGCAATTCACCGCCGGCACCGAAGCCGAACTTTCCGACTACCTGGCCGGCATCGTCGTGCCGGAAGGTTGGGCCAGGCCGATTCCGGATGAGGGCGCCCAGGATGCCGCCGTGCCGTCAGCGAAGCCGCCCCGCAAGGGCAAAGGCAAGGCGGAATGAACGCGCCCGCCGTCCCCCTGATCCACACCGCGCTTGGCAACCTGCCCCTCGCCGAGCTCGAGCATGTCGTGCGCTGGGAGGACCGGCCCGACTACACCAAGATGGTCGAGACCTACCTCTACCGCGGCGAGGTCGTGCGCGAATCCGCGCATGTGTTCGCCCGGCGTGGGCTCATGACCGAATCCGCAACCGGAATGGAGGCATAAATGGCCAACACCCAAGGCATCACCGCCGCCGCCAAACAGGCCGCGCTGGCAGCCGTCGTCGACGGCAAAACGCTCAAGGGCGCCCTGTATCTGGCCAGCGCCTCGGTCGGCCCCGCCACGGCCGCCTACACCGCGACGGGCGAGGTCAGCGGCACCAACTACACCGCCGGCGGCGCCGCCGTCACCAATGCCAACACCGCCGCGCTCGACGGCACTGTGGCCCACTGGACGCCCTCGGCCGACATCACCTGGTCCACCGTCACGCTCGCCACCGCCTTCGACGCCCTGTTGCTCTACAGCACCACCGACACCAACCGCAGCATTGGCGTGTTCACTTTCGGCAGCCAGACCATCACGGCGGGCGACTTCACCCTGACGATGCCGACGAATGACGGAACCAGCGGACTCGTCCGGCTGAGCTGACCATGTACGGCGCCGCGCCCTATGGGGCCCAGCCCTATGCGGGCGCGGAGCAGGCGCCGGCCGGCACGGCGCTGGCCGGGGCCGCTGCCGCCGCTGCCGCCGGCAGTGCCGGGGTTGCCGCTGCCGCCCAGGCCGCCGGGGTTGCCGCCGCCGCGGCCGCGGGCGCGCTCTCGCCCGAGCGCGCGGTTGCGCTCCTGGGCGCCGCCGCCGCCGTCCAGGCCGGCACCGTCGGCGCCGGCGCGATCAACCTGGGCGGCGCTGCCGCCGCCGCATCGCCTGGAACGATCGCGCCCGCCAGCGCCATCCGGCTCACCGGCCTGCAGGCGCACGCCCAGGCCGGCACGCTCTGGACGCCGGGGCGGCAACTCGCGGGCGAGCAGGCCGCCGCCCTGACTGGGCAGATCCTGCCGTTTGCCGTCACCACCGCCAGGCCGGCCGGACGACGCCGCGCGGCCATGCTGCCGCGGCCGGAGCAGGCCTCTACGGGCAGCCGCCCGCACGCACTATCGAGAGGACGCAGGACATGACGCTCAAGCTGATCGCCGCGCCGAGCACCGCTCCCGTCACGGTGAGCGAGGCCAAGACACATCTTCGCGTCGACGTCTCGGACGACGACACCTACATCGACACGCTGATCGCCGTCGCCACCCGCATCGCCGAGGACCGCACCGGCCGCGCCCTCATGACCCAGACCTGGGACCTGCTGCTCGACGCCTTCCCCGCGGCCGAGATCATGGTCGGCAAGCTGCCGATCCAGTCGATCACGCACGTCAAGTATTACGACCCGGACAGCGCCCTGCAGACCATTGACAGCGCCGACTATGTGCTCGACCCCGACGTCCTGCCCGGGTGGGTCCTGCCGGCCTACGGCCTGGCCTGGCCGGCGACGCTCGACAGCGCCAACGTCGTCATGGTCCGCTTCGTCGCCGGCTATGCCGATGCCGCCAGCGTCCCGGCGCCGATCAGGCAGTGGATCCTGCTGTCCGTCGGCCAGCTCTACCAGCAGCGCGAGCCCGTCGTGGTCGGCGCCAGCGTCGCCGCGCTCCCGCGCGACTACTGCGACGCGCTGCTCGATCCCTACCGGCTGCACTTCCTCTGATGCGCGCCGGGCTGCTCGACCAGCGCGTCGCGCTGCAGGCGAAGAGCGTCTCCCGCGCCGCCAACGGCGAAGAGGTCGTCACCTGGACGACAGAGGCCACCTTCTGGGCCCAGGTGCAGCAGCTGCGGGGGAAGGAATACTACGCCGGCGGCCAGATGCAGGACGCCGTCGACGTCAAGGTGCGCGCCCGCTGGCGCAGCGACGTTGCCCGCGAAAAGCGCCTGCTGTGGGGTGCCGTGCCGCTCGACATCGTCAGCGTCATCGAGGTCGGCGCCCGCAAGGGCTGGCTCGAAATCATGTGCCTCGCCGGCGCGAGGAATGCCCATGGCTGACGGCCTGGTGGTGAAACTCGAAGGCGTGGGCGAGCTCAAGCGCGCCATGGCCGGCGCTGCTGCCGACATCCGCAAGAAGGCCGTGCGCGGGGCGCTGCGCGAAGCGGGCAAGGTCATCCAGGCCGCCGCGCGGCAGGCCGCCCCGGTCCTGCAGGCGCCGGAAAAATACCGGCGCCCCGGCACCGTCAGAAAAGCCATTGCCGTGCGTGCATCGAAATATGCGCGCGGGCGGGGAGACGAGGGCGTGTATGTGAACGTCCGCCCCCTGCGCGGCGCCGCGCAGAAGAAAAAGGGCAAGGCCGGCGCGAAGAATCCGAACGATCCCTACTACTGGCGGTTCCTCGAATTCGGCACGAAGCACATGGCCGCGCGGCCCTTCCTGCGCCCGGCCGTCGCGCAAAAAGGCGAGGCGGCCGTCCGCAAGTTCATGGCCAGCGTCGTGCCGCAGATCGAAAAACTCAACGCAAAGGCGAACCGTGGCCGCTGAAGACGCACTCTATACCCTGCTCTCCGGCGCCGCCGGCGTCACCGCCCTGGTGGCCGCGCGCATCTACCCGGACGTGCTGCCAGAGGAATGCGCTTACCCCGCGATCGTCTTCGCGCGGCAATCGACCGAGCCCTACCTCGGCATCGGCAACCAGGTATTCGGCGCCGATGTCGCCGTGGCGATCGACTGCTGGGCCAAGACGCGCACCAGCGCCGATGCCGTCGCCGCCGCGGTCGAAGCCGCGCTGTCCGGCAGTGCCTTCCTGCGCCGCGGCCGCAACGCCGCCTACGACCCGGAAACCGGGCTGTTTGCCACGCAGATCGCGGTGGAATATTTCGAGACCTGAGATTCAACCCCTTCCCGCCGGGAAGGATTTTGCAACGGCCCGCCATGAGCGGGTTTTTTTTTGAAAGGCCCTCATCATGGCTACAGCTCGCAAGTGGTCCAACGTGGCCGTCGCAATGCAGTCTGCGCTCGGCTCCGCGAAAACCATCACCGGCATCACCAAAGCCGACCCCGGCGTCGTCAGCTCCACCTCTCACGGCCTGGCCAACGGCGCCTACGTGTTCCTGGAAATCCAGGGCATGCACCAGCTCAACTACCGCGTCGCGCGCGTGGCCAACCAGGCCGCGAACACCTTCGAGCTGGAGGGCATCGACACCACCGAGTTCGACACCTTTTCCAGCGGCACGGCGAAGGAGATCACCTTCGGCACCTCGATCACCACCGCCACCAACCTCACCGGCAGCGGCGGCAGCTTCGACTTCATCGACACCACCACCATCCACAACAACGCCAAGACGCAGATGCCCGGCCTGCCGGAGGCGGCGACCTACACCTTCGACAACATCTGGGACGTGTCCGACGCCGGCCTGCTCGCCATGAAGGGCGCCTCCGACGCCCAGGCCCTGCGCGCCTTCAAGTTCACTTTCGGCACCGGCGGCCAGATCATGGTCTTTGCCGGCTACTGCGGCGCGAACCTGCTGCCGGGAGGCGCCGCGCAACAGCTCGTCACCACGCCGGCGGTCATCACCATGAACGGCTCGCCGACCTACTACCCGTCATGAGCGCACTGGTCGACAAGCTCAGGCGCGCCCGCGAGGAGCGCGTCGAGGCGGGCGGCTTCACCTTCACGGTGCGCCGCCCGACCGACATCGAGATGCTCGAGATGCGCGGCGGCGGCAGCATCGCGCGGCTGCTGCGCTTCGTCGTCGGCTGGGACGGCGTCAAGGAATCCGACCTCATCCCCGGCGGCGATTCGCACCCGCTTCCCTTCGACGCGGAAGCCTGCGGCGAATGGCTCTCCGACCGGCCCGACCTGCTCGACCCGCTCGCCGCCAGGATCATGGAGCGCTACCGGGAGCATGCCGATGCGCTGTCCGCCGCCGCAAAAAAGTAACCGCCTGGCTCGACGCGACACGGCTGCCTGTTGCGCCGGGCGAACAACCGCAGGAAGCCGCCCTGGCGATCCGCGCCTGGAACCTCATGGGCGGCCTGGACTGGGCCGGCTTGCCCGTCGTGGCTGAAATGCTCGGCGTGCGCGACATCGAGGCCCTTATCGTCAGCCTGTGCGCCGTGCGTGACTGGCACCGCGACAACCCACCGGAGCACTAGATGGCCCTCGCCACCCTCACCATCGACATCAACGCCCGGCTCGCCAACATCGAGCGCGATCTCGGCCGTGCCACGCACATTGCCGAGAAGAACGGCCAGAAGATGGAAGCCGCCTTCGCCGGCGCCAGGGCGGCCTTCGTAGCACTGGGCGCCGCCCTGGGCGCCGGTGCTTTCGTGGCCGGCATCAAGTCCGTCATCGACGGCGCCGACGAACTGGCGAAGGCCAGCCAGAAGTACGGCATCGCCGTCGAGAAACTTTCTGCGCTCCAATACGCCGGCGGGCTCTCGGACGTGAGCCTGGAGTCCATCGGCAAGGCGCTCAAAAAACTGTCGGTGAACATGCTCGACACCGCTGCCGGCACCGGCGAGGCCAGGGACGCCTTCAAGGCGATGGGCATAAGCGTCACCGACGCCGGCGGCCAGCTGAAGACCTCGGATCAGGTCCTCGGCGAGCTGGCCGATAAATTCGCAATCATGGAAGAGGGCGCCGGCAAGACCGCGCTCGCCGCCAAGATCATGGGCGAGCGGCTGGGCCCGGACATGCTCCCGCTGCTCAACCAGGGCGCGAAAGGCCTGGCCGCCATGACAAAGGAAGCCGAGCAGCTCGGCGTCGTCGTTGGCGGCGACCTGGCGAAGAAAAGCGAGGAGTTCAACGACAACCTGACGCGGCTCTCCACCGTCGCCGACGCCTTCAAGATTTCCATCGCCCAGGAGGCGCTGCCCGTCCTCGGTGAGCTGCTCGCCAGCTTTGTCCAGCACCGCAAGGAAACCGCCGGGCTCACCGACGACTTCAGCCTCCTCGGCGAAACCCTCAAGGCCGTCGTCGTCTTCTTCGGCAATGTCGCCTTCGTCCTGCAGGGCGTCGGGCGCGAGATCGGCGGCATATCCGCGCAGGTCGCCGCGCTCGCCAGCGGCGACTTCAAGGGCTTCAGCAACATCGGCAAGCTCATGAAGGAAGACGCCGTTGCCGCCCGCAAGGACCTCGACGACTGGGAGAAACGCATCATGACGGCCGGGCGCGGCACCGCCAACGCGCTGGGCGACACCGCGCGCCGCGTTGCCGCACCGAGTTTGCCGTCCAAGGACAAGAAGAAAACGGAGCGCGACGACGAGCTGCGTCAGATGCAGGAACTCGGCCGCGAATACGAAAAGCTGTGGGAGAGCGCAGAAAAATACACCGCCGGCCTCGACGCCCAGATCGAAAAGGGCCGCGCCCTCACGCAGTCCGAGCAGCTCCTGCTGGAGGTCGAGCGGCAGCTGCCGGCCGAATGGGCTGCCTCGATCAAGCCGCTGCTCGACCGAGCCGACGCCCAGGAAAAAGCCATCAAAAACGCCGCCGAGGCCAAGCGGCTCTACGAAGAGACGCGCACCCCCGAAGAAAACCTCGCCGCCGCCCAGATCCGGCTCAACGAGCTGCTCGACGCCGGCGCCATCTCCTGGGACACCTACGCCCGCGCCGTCTTCGCCGCGCAGGACGCCTATGACGCCGCGCTCGAAAAGACCAAGAAGACGACGGACGAAATGACCGAATTCGCAAAGCAGGCCGCCCGCAACATGCAGGACGCCATGGCCGACGGCTTCTTCGACATCATGCAGGGCAAGTTCGACGACCTGGCCGGCAACTTCAAGGCGACCATCGACCGCATGGTCGCCAACCTGCTCGCCTCGCAGCTCATGAACTTCCTCACCGGCGACTTCGGCAAGACCGGGCAGATGGGCGGCGCGCTGGGCAACATCTTCGGCAGCCTGTTCGGCGGCGCCCGCGCCGCGGGCGGGCCGGTCTCCCGCGGCAGCGCCTACCTCGTCGGCGAGCGCGGCCCCGAGCTCTTCGTGCCGCGCCAGTCGGGCAACATCGTGCCCAACGGTGCCGCCGGCATGACGGTGGTGAACAACTTCACCCTCAACCAGCCCGCCGACCGCCGCACGCAGGAGCAGATCGCCGCCCTGGCCGGCGCCTCCATCCAGACCGCGATGGCGAGGGGCGCCTGAGATGGCCTTCATCGAAACCCGCTTCCCCGACGACATCAGCTACGGCGCCACCGGCGGCCCCGGCTTCCAGACGGACGTCATCGTCGTCAATTCCGGGCATGAGCAGAGGAACGCCGCCTGGGAGGACGCGCGCGGCATGTGGGACGTCTCCCACGGCGTGCGCAGCGCCGCCCAGCTCGCGACGCTGATCGCCTTCTTCCGCGTCATGAAGGGCCGCGCCAACGGCTTCCGATTCAAGGACCATCAGGACTTCAAGGCCGAGAGCGGCGAGGGCATCTTCCGCACGCTCTCCGCCACCACCTTCCAGATGGTCAAGCGCTACACCCTGGGCGGCTCCGTGCACGACCGCGACATCAAGAAGCCCGTCGCCGGCACCGTCCTCGTCACCGGCGGCAGCGGCGTCTCCGTCGATACCACCACCGGCATCGTCACCGTCACCAGCGGCACGCCCACCGCCTGGACGGGCGAATTCGACGTGCCCGCGCGCTTCGACACCGACCAGATGCGCACCAGCATCATCGCCTACAACACGCACTCCTGGGGGCAGATCCCTGTCGTGGAGATCCGCGTATGAGGCCCGTCAGCGCCAACCTCAAGGCCCACCTCGAAGGCGAGACCCTCACCGTCTGCACGCTGTGGAAGATCACGCGCGCCGACGCCCAGGTGTTCGGCTTCACCGACAACTCGCGCGCCGTCGTCTACGACAGCGTCACCTATGAGGCTTCCGCCGGCCACACCCCCTCGAGCATCCGCACCACCGCCACGCTGGGGGTCGACAACCTCGAAGTCCAGTCCGTGCTGGATTCCGCCGCCATCACCGAGGCCGACATCCAGGCCGGCCTGTGGGACTACGCAGAAGTCGAGATCATGCTGGTGAACTACCTGTCGCTCGCCGACGGCCACATGCTCCTGAGAAAGGGCTGGCTCGGCAACGTCAAGACAGGCCGCGCCACCTTCGTCGCCGAGCTGCGCGGCATGATGCAGCCGCTGCAGCAGACCATCGGCCGCGTCTATACCCCCGCCTGCGACGCCGCCCTGGGCGACGCCCGCTGTGGCATCACCCTGGCCAGCTACACCGTCACCGGCAGCGTCACCACCGCCACCAGCGCGCGCGTCTTCACCGACACCACCCGCACCGAGGCGGACGGGTATTTCGACGGCGGCCTCATCACCTGGACATCCGGCGACAACGACACCTACAGCATGGAGGTCAAGTCCTCCACCGCCGCCGGGGTCATCACCCTGCAGCAGGGCATGCCCAACGACACCACCATCGGCGACGCCTACAGCCTTTCCGCCGGCTGCGACAAGCTGCTCGCCACCTGCCGCGACAAATTCAGCAACGTCGTCAATTTCCGCGGCTTCCCGCATGTGCCGGGGCCCGACAAAGTGATCGCCGGACGATGACAGACTACGTCGACATCGCCCGCGGCTACCTCGGCACCCCCTTCCGCCACCAGGCGCGCCTGCCCGGCGTCGGCCTCGACTGCGCCGGCGTCGTCGTCTGCGCCCTGCGCGAAGCCGGCCGGGAGGTCGAGGACGTGCGCGCCTACGGCCGCATCCCCGCGCATGGCCTCTTCGTCAAGATGGTCGAACGCCACTGCGAGCGCATCTCCGTCGGCGACCTGCGCCACGGCGACCTGATCATGTTCGCCTTCCGTGGCGAACCGCAGCACCTCGCCATCTACACCGCCGAGGGCACGCTCATCCATGCCTACCAGGACGTGAAGAAGGTCGTCGAGCACGACTTCGACGGCGTCTGGCGCGACCGCCTGCGCGGCTGCTACCGCCTCAAGGAGGCCGCGTAAATGGCCTCCCTCGTCCTCGGCGCCGTCGGCGCGGCCATCGGATCTGGTATTGGCGGTACATTTCTTGGCATGTCCGCTGTCAGCCTTGGCTGGAGCCTCGGCTCCACCCTTGGCAGCATGCTCTTCAAACCCAAGGGGCAGGACATCACGCAAGAGGGTTCGCGCCTGGGCGACCTCAAGGTGCAGTCCTCCACCTACGGCAACCCGCTGCCCATCATCTACGGCAGCATGCGCGTCGCCGGCAACGTCATCTGGTCGACCGACATCATCGAGACGCGACACACTTCCACCCAATCTTCCGGAGGTGGCAAGGGCGGCGGCGGGGGCGGCAGCAAGGTCACGACCGTCACCTACACCTATTCGCAATCCTTCGCAGTCGCGATCGGCGAAGGCCCGATCACCGGCGTGCGCAAGATCTGGGCAAACGGGAAGCTGATCTACAACCTGTCGGATTCAGCATCACTCGCCACCATCGCCGCGAGCGTTTCCGCCGTCAGCGGGATTCGCATCTACACCGGCTCTGAATCGCAGACGGCGGACAGTCTGATTCAGGCCAACGTCGGCGCAGCCAACGCTCCGGCTTATCGCGGCGTCGCCTATGTCGTTTTCAGCAATTTGCAGCTCGCGGACTACGGCAACAGGATGCCGAACGTCGAGTTCGAGGTCGTCCGCGCCGGGACGGTCGCACAGTTGGCTACCGAGACCAATAATCTTTCATTGACGAGTGTGAATTGGGAAGCGGTTGCTTTCGGTGGCGGGATATTCATCACCTTGGAATATGGGCCGGTATGGTGGTCGCCGATTCGCGTCTTGCGATCGATGGATTCAGGCGCGACATGGGTCTCTGCGACAACCAATATGACCGGTCAGGCTCTCTGTTGTACTTACGGAGGGGGATTCTTCTACGCCGGATTAGGAGGCGGGGGTGGTATTTGGCGCAGCGCAGACGGTGTCTATTGGGCTCAAGTCAAATCGGGCATCACTGGCACCGCGGTCACCTATGGCGACGACGGTATTGTGTATGCAATCCAAAGCGGTGATACGGTAATCTGGATGTCCGGTGATGGTGTGACATGGGTATCGCAGAGCCTTACCGCCGCTGGCGGAAGCTGGGCCAAGATCGCTGCCGGCAACAGCGTCATCGTTGTCTCTGGCGGCGCAGCACGCGCCGTCGCGCGGATCGGCGGAAGCTGGCAGGAAGTCACCATTCCAACAATCACCGGGACGCTGTATGTCGCCTACGGCGGTGGGCGCTTCGTCCTCATGGGGACGAACGGGTTCGCCTATTCAACCGACGGAGTGAATTGGACGGCCGGAGCTACGGGATCATACGGTGCCAAAGATATCGCCTATGGCGGCGGCTACTTCGCCGCTACGTATGGCACTCGGAAGGTCGCAGTCACTGCGGATGGGATCACAGTCGTTACCCACGACGAACCTTCAACCATCTTGTGCGATTTGGCTTTCGGGAACGGGTTGTTCCTCACGGTGACGCGAGGCGGCGCAACAGATTTCGCTTTGGCTTTTCTCCCTGCCCCGGTGATAACGTCTGTTTCAAGTCCGACCTGTTCGTCTATCGTCTCCGACATCTGCCAGCGTGCCGGCCTCGCCGCCGGCGAGATCGATGTCACCGCGCTGACCGACGAGGTGCACGGCTACGTCGTGCAGCGCTCCACCGGGCGGGCGCAGATCGAGCAGTTGATGCGCGCCTTTTATTTCGACGCGGTCGAATCCGGCGGCAAGGTCAAGTTCGTCAAACGGGGCGCATCCCCCACGATCACCATCGCGGAGGACGACCTCGCCGCGCACGAATACGGCAGCGCGCCGCCCGACACCGCGCTCGTCACCCGCACGCAGGAGATGGAGCTGCCGCTGGAGATGGACATCCAGTACCTGGACACCGGCGCCGCCTACCAGGTCGGCGCGCAGTATTCGCAGCGCCTCACCACCGAGAGCGAAAACAAGGTCTCGCAGAACTTCGCCATCGCCATGAGCGCGTCGAAGGCCAAGCAGATCGCCGACGTGCTCATGTACGACGCCTGGACCGGCCGCACCCAGTTCGACTTCCAGACCTGCTGGAAATACGGCTACCTCGAGCCGACCGACGTAATCGACATCGTCAAGGCTGGCCGCACCTACACCGTGCGCCTGGCCGACGAGGACTACAGCCTCGTCAGCCGCCGCCGCGCCGCGCTGGAAGACCCCAGCATCTACACCCAGGCCGGCGCGGCGGCGGAGATCCTCGCCCCCGACGAGGAGGTCGCCCTGACACCGCTCACCAAGCTCGCGCTGATGGACATCCCGCTGCTGCGCGACCAGGACGACGGCGTCGGCTTCTACGCCGCCGCCTGCGGCTACGGCTCCGGCTGGTACGGCGCCCAGCCCTACAAGTCCGCCGACGCCGGCGCCACCTGGGGCAGCTTCGGCGCGGGCTTCCTCAATGACGCCACGATCGGCACCGCCTCCACCGCCCTGGGCGCCTTCACCCAGAACATTTTCGACGAGGCGAACAGCGTCACCGTCGTCCTGTTGAACGGCGAGCTGGCCAGCGACACCGAGGCGAACGTCTTGAACGGCGCCAACGCCGCCCTGCTCGGAGCCGAGATCATCCAGTTCAAGACCGCCACGCTGGTCTCGGACGACACCTACACCCTCACCGGCCTGTTGCGGGGTCGGCGCGGCACGGAATGGGCCGCCTCGACTCATGCAGCTGGCGAACGCTTCGTCCTGCTCGACGCCGCCTCGACCTACATCCTCGAAGCGTCGAGCGCGGAATACGACCTGGAGCGCCACTACCGCGCCGCCACCTTCGGCGGCTTCCTCGACGACGCCGAGACCGTCGCCTTCACCAACACCGCCGTCGCGCAGACGCCGCTCGCCCCGGTGCTGCTCGGCGGCGGCCGCAACGCGGCGGCCGACATCACCCTCAACTGGACGCGCCGCACCCGCATCGGCGGCGGCTGGAACAACTACGCCGACGTGCCGCTCGGCGAGGCATCCGAATCCTACGAGGTGGAGATCTGGGACGGCAGCGGCTACGCCACCCTCAAGCGCACCATCGCCGCCGGCACGCCCACCGCCAGCTACACCGCCGCCGAGCAGACCACCGACTTCGGCAGCGCGCAATCGACCGTCTATTGCCGCGTCTACCAGCTCTCCGCCGCCGTCGGCCGGGGCTACAAACTCGAAGGAACCGTCTAATGGCCAGCTCCACCACCAACCTCGACACCATCAGCAGCAGCCAGGCGCAGAAGGAGGTCACCGCCAACGCGCTGTTCGACGCCGCCAGCCCGGCCACGCTCTTCGCCCGCCGCGCCAGCACCACCAGCGCGCTCACCTGGGGCTACTACGGCGGCATCCTCACCGTCGACGGCGTGCTCACCGGCATCGCCAACGGCACCGTCGCCCTGTCCGCCTCGACCACCAATTACGTCGAGGCCACCCGCGCCGGCGCGGTGAGCAAGAACACCAGCGGCTTCACGGCCGGCAGCATCCCGCTCTACACCATCGTCACGGGTGCTTCCTCCGTCACCAGCTACACCGACCACCGCCTCGCCACGCCGCCCGCCACCGGCCGCCTGGTCAAGGCCATGGCTGACGCCAACCAGACCCTCAGCGCCGCCGAGGCGCGCTGCCAGGTGCTCGAATGCACCGGCGCGCTCTCCGCCCTGCGCAACCTCGTCGTCCCGCTCGGCGCGCAGCAATGGACGATCTTCGCCAATACCAGCGGCGGCTTCGGCGTGCAGGTGATCGGCGCCAGCGGCACCGGCATCACCGTCGCCGACGGCAAGCGCGCCATCGTCTACGCCGACGGCACCAACGTCGTGCGCGTCACCGCCGACACCTGAAGGATCAGCCATGGCCATCGAACGAAAAGACCGCGTCTCCGACACCAGCACCACCACCGGCACCGGCACGCTCACGCTCTCCGGCACTGCGCCGGACGGCTACCGCTCCTTCACCGCCGCCCACGCCACCGGCGCCACCGTGCGCTACGCCATCTCGCTCGGCGCCGAGTGGGAGGTCGGGGAAGGCATATTCACGACATCGGGCAACACGCTGACCCGCGCCACCGTGCTGGCATCGAGCAACAGCGGCTCACTGGTGAATTTCTCGGCGGGGACGAAGACGGTTGTTTCGACGCTGACGGCGGGGGAGGTGGGTGGATTGGCAGAGGCGGCAAAAGGACTCTTCTGCAAAGCCGACCCAGACACGGTCGCCTTCACCAAAACCGGAGCCGGGACTGCGGAGATAAAGGCAGGCACGGTCGTCGGGTTCGGCGACGGGACTACGGTGACTTACGCCTCCGCGACCAGCATCACCATGCCGACGCTCACCGCCGGCACGGACTACGCCATCTGGGCTGACAAAGACGGCTCTGTCACTGCCGATACATCATTCACTTCCGCGCCGGAAACCGGCTCGCGCCTCATCGGCGGCTTCCACTATGCCCCCGGCGGCAACGCGACCGGCACCACTGGCGGCGACACGACGGCAGCGATCAACGCCTACAGCTTTTGGGACTTGAAATTCAAACCCGCCTGCCCCGATCCGCGCGGCATGACGCTGGTGGCCGACTCGTTCTGGGCGGACATCTACCTGCTCGGCGTAGATCACCTGACCAACGGCACCAGCAAGTACAACGTCAGCATCGCAGACGGCAGCGCGCCGCCGAAGATCCCGACCAAGTTCGGCGGCAATGGATCGACGGCCTACAGCACGCTCAACTGGTGGGAAGCCGCCGAAGTCATGCAGTCGTGGGGCAAGCGCCTGCCGACGTATGACGAGTTCGCCGCGCTTGCCTATGGCACCACGGAAGCGCAGTCCAGCGGCGGCACCGATGTGCCAACCACGGGTGTCAATGGCACAGGCTACGCGAATACCTGGAATGAGTTCACATCCAAGTGGGGCGTCATCCAGGCCACTGGATGCATGTGGATATGGGGCGGGGAATTCGGCGGCGGCGCGGCAGCGGCAGGATGGGTTGCCAATACCGGCGGGCGTGGCTCGACCTACCAGATGGAAAACGCCGTGATCTTTGGGGGCTCCTGGGCCAACGCGGCGGCCGCCGGTTCGCGCGCGTCGTACTGGACCGGCGCCCCGTCGGGCTCGGTCAACTACCTCGGGGCGCGCGGCGTCTGTGACCACCTGATTCTTGAATGAGGCGGCGACAGCCGCCGGAATGATTCGATAGAGCATGGAGCCCGAGAAAGAAGCCGCGCAATGCTACGAACAGATGAACATCGTCGAGAAATACGAAACGGTGATCGCCTATCTGTATCCGATCGCGCAGAACATTCCGCGCAAGCATGGCGTGGCCAAGGCCATGTTCATCGAATGCCTGCTGGAGCAGGTGAAACTAATCGTGGAGGCCGGGAAGTCCGGGCAGGTTTCCCGCCTTTACATCGCGGATGCGGGCCTTTCGCATCTGCGATTCTGGCTGCGGTTTCTGGTGAGCAGACAGGTTCGCAGCATCACGCCGCACCAGGTCGAGACAGCGCAAGTGCTGATCGCCGAGGCGGGGCGTTTGTTGGGTGCCTGGATCGCGAAGCAGAAACGCAGGGGGCAACATGGGTAATAGCGCCGTGCTCTTTGGGGGCTACTGGGCCAACGCGGCGGACGCCGGTTCGCGCGCGTCGAACTGGAACAACGCCCCGACGGCCTCGAACAACAACATCGGGGCGCGCGGCGTCTGTGAGGACAAGGATTTGGCGTCATCTTCGCTCTGCCGCCGCCACGGCGCGGCAGGCCGGCCCTTTTCCATGTGGTCAGCCATGTTGTCCTGCTTCGGCAAACACCCTTGGGGGTCTGGCAGAGCGCCTAGTAGCCACCGTGTTGTGGCGAACGGCGCGGCCAGCTTTCGTCATGGTTAAGCGCCGCGATCATCTGATCGAGCGGATTGCCGACATGGACAATCTGCGCGACGCCTATGTCAAGACGGCGCGCGGGAAGCGCCAGACCTGGGGCTACCTGGAATTCAAGGAGTACGCCGAGAAAAACCTGCGCGCCATCCGCGAGCAGCTGCTCGATGGCGCATGGGAGCAGGGCGAGTATCGGCAATTCACCGTCCGCGAGCCGAAGCAGCGACTGATTTCCGCGCTCGACTTCACGGACAGGCTGGCCCAGCACGCCCTGGTGAATGTCATCGGCCCCATCTTCGACGCTACCCTGCTGCCCTATACGTTCGCATGCAGGGCGGGCATGGGCACGCATGCCGGCGTGCGGCATGTGCAGGCGGCGCTGCGCAGCACTGGGGCCACGCACTTTCTCAAAACGGACTACAGCCGGTTTTTCCCGTCGATCGATCTGGCGCGGCTGCACCGCATGATCGCCCGCAAGATCAAATGCAGGAAGACGCTGGCCACGATCACGGCAATGGTGCCAGGCACAGGGCGCGGCCTGCCCATCGGCAGCCTGACCAGCCAGCTGTTCGCCAACGTCTATGGCGGCGTAATCGACCGATTCATTCATTTCGAACTGGGCGCGCGCCACTGGGCGCGTTACATGGACGACATCGTGGTCCTGTCGTCCAGCCCTTACGAGCTGCGCCACTGGCGTGACGAGATCGAGCAGGCCAGCGCGCAGCGGCTCGGCTTGAGCATCAGCAAGTGGCAGGTCTCGCCGGTGACGCACGGCATCAACTTCCTCGGCTTTCGCATCTGGCCGCGCCACAAGCTGCTGCGCAAGCGCTCGGTTGTCGGCGCCAGGCGCAAGATCAGGCGCTACCTGAGAAACGGCGACCAGGCATCCCTCGGCCGCTTCATGGCGTCCTGGCAGGGGCATGCCGCGCACGCCGATGTCTGCAATCTGTTCAACCATCTGGAGGCTCACTATGGCGTCCGCTGTCATTAACACCCGCAAAGACCTCGATGCCATCGCCGGCACGCCGCAGCACGACGCCTTCATGGCCATGCTGGCTGGTACGCTCTGGCGAATTGTGAAGGACGACGCAGCGCAGGCCTGGGTCGCCGTCGAGGACAACTCGATCATCGAGAGGTTCGGTTTTGCGCGCACGGACTTTCCCGATGCAGCGCCGCCAGAGTTGCCCGCATACTCTCCGCCACCCTCTGATGTCCCGACCGTTGTCACCATGCGCCAGGCTAGGCTGGCGCTGCTGCAAATCGGCCGTCTCAATGATGTCAACGCTGCCGTCGCGGCAGCCGACGACGCCACGAAGATCACATGGGAGTTCTCAAGCGAAGTTCACCGCAACCATCCATTCGTCTCCACTATGGCCGCAGCGCTCGGCCTGACAGGGCAACAGCTCGACGATCTGTTCACGCTGGCTGCTTCGCTATGACCGTCAAGATCGCCATCATCTTCCTCGCCGTCCTGCCCGGACTGGCTTTCGCCGCGCCCGACCCGCTCGCCGAGACCCGCTACTGCGGCGAGCCGCGCCGCGACGCGAAAGGGCAGATTCTCCGCCGCGCCGACGTGCTGGTCGAATTCCGCCGCCTCTACGCCTGCCCGGCCACCGGCCAGCACACCGGCCCGTGCAAGGGCTGGGCCATCGACCACGTCATCCCCCTCGCCGTCGGAGGCTGCGACGCCGTGCGCAACCTCCAGTGGCTGCCGGCCGCGCTGAAGTCATGCGCGGGCACGGTCTGCAAGGATCGGTGGGAGCGGAAGGTGTACGCGCAATGACCGCCACCTGCATGATCGGCGTGCCGCAGATCGCCGACATCAATGCGATGGCGTCGATGCGGCGGATCGCCTACAAGAAGGGCTACAAGTACCAGCTCGTCGCCGACTATGTCGTGCGCACGCCGGTGCGCCCGGGGCGCGACATCCTGCACGACTGGTTCGTTCTGACCGAGGCGGGCGTGCTCTACGTCCTCAAGGGCTACGCCTGGGACGGCGCCAGCGGCCCGACCTGGGACACCGACTCCTCGATGCGCCCCTCGCTCATCCACGACTGCTTCTGCCAGATGATGAAGGAGCGGCTGATCGACTATCGCACCTGGGAGAAGACGGTGCACCAGCAATTCCACGACCACTGCATCGAGGACGGCATGTGGCCCTTCCGCGCCTCGCTATGGCACTCCGGCGTCATCATCGGGCAGGGCGGAAACCCGGACAACCCGGAAGATAACCTCGTGCTCTACGCGCCAGACAGGGAGTGAATTATGGCCGAACCGACGACGACCGCCGCTGCCACGGCCGCAACCACCGCCGGATTCACGCTTGTCGGCTTTCTCGTCGGCGTGCATCCGGATCTGGTGATCGCCGGCCTTGTTGGCGGCATCGCGGCCATCCTCGCCATGGAAGCCATGCCGGTGCGCCAGCGCATCGAATCGGTCATTGTAGCCATCGCCACCGCCGGATTGTGCGGGCCGCTCCTCGTCTCCATCGCGCCGCGCGCCTTTCCGGACATGCTGCGCGGCACCGACATCGGCGCCCTGCGGCTGGGCATCGGCTTTGGCCTCGGCGTGCTGGCCTACCGCGTGCTCGTGCCGGCGCTCATTCGCCGCGCCGGCCGCGAACTGGGGGGGCGCAAATGAGCATCGAACAGATCCTCTTCCTCGCCGCCGCCCTCGTCGCCGCCATCAAGATCGAGTGCGCCTTCCAGCGCATGAGCTGGCGCACCTGGCCGCCGCGCTGGCTGGCCGACGTCATCCTCCTCATCGCCGCCGCCGCCGGCGTGCGCGAGATTCTCGCCAACGCCTGGCAACCAGACTGGGTGCCGCTGCTGCTGATCGCCGGCGCCGCGCTCCTGCTCGTCTTCGAGCGCCGCTGGCCAGCCGGATGCAAGAAGCCATGATCGAAGACGAAGACGCATTCGATCCCGTGCCGTTCGCCTTGGCCATCTGCTTCGTCTGCGGCCTCGGCATCATCATCACCGGATTCCTCGCCTGGATCGCGCGGTGAGCGACGCCTTCGACACCGCCATAGCCGACCTGCTCGGCATCGAGGGCGACTACGCTGACGACCCGGCCGACAGCGGCGGGAAAACCCGCTTCGGCATCACCGAGGCTGTCGCGCGCCGCCACGGCTACCAGGGCCCCATGCGCGAACTGCCCGCCGCCGCCGCCCGCGCCATCTACCGCGCCGACTACTGGGATGCGCAAAGTCTCGACACCGTCGCCATGCTCTCCCGTCGTATTGCCTGGGAGCTCTTCGACACCGGCGTGAATATGGGCACCAGCCAGGCCGGCGAGTTCCTGCAAATGAGCCTGAACGCCTTCAATCGGCAGGCAACCGATTACCCGGACATCGAGGTCGACGGCGAGATCGGCCCGCAGACCCTCGACGCGCTCACCGCATTCCTCAAGCGCCGCGGCAAGGACGGCGAAACTGTCCTGCTGCGCGCCCTCAACGCCCTCCAGGGCGCCGCCTACATCGAACTGGCCGAACGCCGCGAGAAGGACGAGCGCTTCGTCTTCGGCTGGTTCCTGCAGCGCGTGAAGATATGACCGCCGCCCCGCCCTGGCCGCCCACCTGACCAGGTGAGCCTGGGCGGGGGATGGCGGTCAGCCCAGTCGATTACACCGTAAATTACACCGGGCGGCTGATTGCACCGCCCGGAATTTCCGCAACTCTTTGATTTACTTGGTGGGCGGCACAGGGTTCGAACCTGTGACCCCTGCCGTGTGAAGGCATGTGACGGCTTGTGAACGCCAGCTAAATGCCTGATTCTCCGCAATCATGCCCGGCAGGGATGGGCAGTAAGCGGCACCGGATTGCACCGTGATTACACCGGCCGCCGCCCCTTCACCGCCCGCGACAACCCCTCCAGCGCCTCCCGCTGCCGGTCGACCTGCAGGTGGCTGTAGCGCTCGGTCGTTTTCACGCTGGTATGCCCGAGGATGTCGCGGATGACTTCCAGCGGAGTGCCCATGTTGATGAGCAGACTGGCGCAGCTGTGGCGCAGGTCGTGGAAGGTGATGTCCGGCATGCCGGCGGATTCCCTGGCGCGGCGGAATCCGGTTTTCAGGCCCTCGTGATTGATCGGCAGGGGCAGGGCCTTGAGCCAGGGCCGCAGGGCCGGAACGATGGGCACGGTGCGATCCCTGAGTGTCTTGGTGTTGCCCGCCTCAATGCGAAGCGTCTTGCCTCGCATGTCTTCCGGCCGCAGCTTGAGGATCTCGCCGCGGCGGCAGCCGGTGAGGAGCGCGATCCAGATGGCAGTGCGGACGGATTCGGAAGCGCAGGCGGCGAGGCGTTCGACCTGCGCGATGTCGAGGTAGCGGTGGCGGGCGTTGTTTTCGGGCAGTCGGCGGATGCGGCGACCGTAGTCCTCGGGGATCATCCGCTCGCGCCAGGCGATGGTGAGCGCAGCCTTGAGGGTGCCCAGGCTGCGGTTGATGGTGGCGGGCTTGTAGTGGCCGCGCATGTCGCGAACGATGCGCTGGGCGACGCGGTCGGCATCCGATGCGCGGTGGCCGATGAGCCAGGGGCCGATGCGCAAGGCGTGATAGCGGGCGGTCTCCGGACTGCGCAGCGCGGCGGCGTGCGCGAGGTAGAGTTCCATGATGCCGGCGAGCGGCGGGTCGCCGGGGATGGTCGGCACGCGGGCGCGGCCGAGGGCGGCGCGCAGATCGGCCTCTAGTTGCTTGGCAGCACTCTTAGGTGCACCCGCCGGCAGGCGTCGGTGAATGCGGCGCCCGCCGGCCATGATGCCGACGTGCAGCCGCCCGTTTTCGTCAGTCCAGATCGACAATTCGCCCTCAGCCAGCCCTTGACCTCGGCGAGATTGTACCTCTTCGCCCGCCGGCCGACCGGGGTGAACGGCAGGCCGTCCAGTTCGAGCCGGCGCACGGTGGATTCCGAAATGCCCAGGGCGGCGCAGAGCTGTTGGCGGGTGAGGTCGCTCATGCCGCCCTCCAGTGATTCGCCAGTCCACGCGCCCATGCGCCTGTGTAGAACACGGCGAGCAGGAACATGCCCCACTGGCCGGCCGTCCAGGTCTCCCACAGCCAGAACGGCTGACTGGCCAGGCCCAGGGTCCAGCCGAGGCGCGCGTGCCGGCTGCGGCCCGATACGAGCCACATGGCGGCGGCGCTGAGGATGAGGATCGCGGCCTGGATCACGCTCACCCCTATAGCCGGTGCTGGCGCACCGTGTAGCCCTTGCCGCGCTCGACGACGTCCTTGCCGTCGGGCAGCGCGGGGGCCGCGGCCGCATTGAGAAAACCGGTGCCGCCCTTGCCGCCGGCGGCGCGGATGTAATCGACCTCGACCTTGGCGGTGTTGATGATGGTCTGCGCGATGTCGGAGACGGCCTTGGCGCGAGCGATGGTCTCGGCCGAGGCGTTCTTGTCGGAAAGGTCGTCGAGCACCTTGAACAGGTTGGGCCTCATGATTTCCGCCCCCGCGTTATCAGCATTGTGTCAGCCTGTCGGTACGCAAACTCGGCGCGCAATTCGTATGTATCAAAATCGGTGTCTTCGCAAGAGGCGATGGCCTGCATCGCCATCGCCGCAAAGTGATCGCGCAGATCGTTTGCCGCGCCTTCCGCGTGCTGGTTCAGCCACGCTATCGCCTGCTGCTTGGTTATCTTTCTTTCCGCCAAGTCCTCAACAATCGTTTCTATGGTGGGTATCATTTCGCTTCCTTTCCTGGTACGAGGCCCAACCCTGCATTCGAGGCGACCTTCGCAAGAGGCCGCGAAGGCGCCTCAATTTGAACGTTAGGGGTCAGCACAAAGCATGCGATATGCCGCCCCGTGCCTTTCCCTTGGGATCCGTCCTCCGTGGCGCACCACTTCACGTCGCCGAGATTGCGGACGTTCTGCGCTCCGCAGGCCGCCAGCATCATCAGCACCCACTTATCCACCGGGTACACGACCACCGACAGCTTGCCCTTGCGCTGCTCTTCAATCGCCTTCCGCATCCAAGCCGTCGGCCCCTTTTTTCGGCCATGATGGATGATCGAACCGAATGGGGGGTTCACATAGTTCCGATCTCCCCATTCGCACGTCAGGCCATCGAAGTCGGCCGGCTTCGGGTAGGGGCATGGATCGAACGTGAAGTGAAATTCGGCGTCCAGTTGGGCGTAGAGATCCGGCGGCGTCAGCCAGTAGTGCTTGCCGTCCTCTCCGTTGCCGGCGTGGAACTTGTTGGCGTGCGGGTGCATCCGTGCGGATCCAACCCCTAACACGTCGGTCAACAAGGACTGCCCGCCAGCAGCGTTCGTTTGCGCGTCTTGGTAGCTCAACCTTCTTCTCCTTCTTTGGCCGCGCCAGTGGCGGGCAGCCTGTTACCTAATGCGTTAGAAGTCATGGTTTGTACTCCGCTCGGAATCTTTGCGAAGCCCGCACCGCTTGCAGATGTACTCACCACGCAAAAGCCTGTCACGCTCCCGCACAAGCGCGCCCAGCGTTCCGTAGCACTCGG